GCGAGGAAACAGCTTCCATGCCGTCGAGCGCATGGACCTATATTTTAAGAAACTGTTTGGATTCCACCCGAACAATAAAATCGAATGGAGGAAAGCGCTATGTACTTAATCACAAACTCGGCAAATCTCATTGTCGAAATCTGCGAGCACCCCTGTTATGTTCGCAGGCAGGCAAACGGCGTCGTCGTTCTCAGCGAGCAGGACAAAGCCGACGCGATTTACTCGAACGACTCCAACACCTTCTGGCCTACTCAGCAGGTCGGGTATCTCTGCGACCGGCATACCCTCGTTGAGGTCGAGAGTGTTCCCGCGGAAGTTGTCGCCGGCTTCTACTTCTATCATGCCGGGGAGTTCTACACGACTGAGGCGAATCTGACCGCCCTCGCAAAAGCGCGGGCCCCGGAGCTTGCGAGTCTTGTTTTCGTGAAAATGGCAGAGACAGAACAGCTCGACGACGCGACTCTCACAGAACACGCCGAGCAGTTTTCGGAATGGGCATACCCGGTAGCTTATGCAGTCAAGGCAATTTGCTCTTACAAAGGAAAACTGTACCGCTGCGTACAAGCGCACAGCTCGCAAGCAGATTGGACGCCGCCGGCTACTGCAAGTCTTTGGAAGGAAATCGGAGACCCTACGGCCGAGTACCCCGAATGGTCTCAGCCCCTCGGCGCGCATGACACCTACGCGCTCGGCGATAAGGTTGCGCACAACGGCAAGCACTGGGTAAGTACTGCCGCGAATAATGTTTGGGAGCCGGGGGTCTACGGCTGGGAGGAGGTTACTGAATGACGGTTTATCAATGGCTCTGCCTTTTGGGCGTGCCTGCGCTCATTGCGGCCATCTTCAAGTACCTGCACTCCCTCGTCAAGAAGAACGCTCTGGACACGGCTGCGGTAAAGGCGGGACTGCAAGCCTTGCTCAGGTCGCAGATGATTAGCGACTACAACAAATGGGAGGAACGCGGCTTCGCTCCTATCTACGCCCGGGAGAACTTTGAAAACTGCTGGAAGCAGTACCACTCCCTCGGCGTGAACGGCGTTATGGACGACCTCCATAACAAGTTCTTAGAGCTGCCGGTATCGCCACCCGATGAGAACTAAGAAACGAGAGTTTTCCAAAATCATAATCGCCATCGCCGGGACCGCTACGGGTATCGTAACGGTCTTTACTTTGGCCGTTGTTTGGAAAACCGGCGACACCTCGCCGCTTGCGTACCTTATCCCCGCCATCTTCGCCGAGCTCGCTACCGCGACCGGCTTCTACTACAGTAAGGCGAAAGCCGAAAACCGAATCAAGCTCCGTAAGAAGTACGGGCCTGATATATACAATGATTCAAAGGAGGACTAAAAACATGTTAGAAAGCGTACTGCAAAACCTTATCAACATCGGCTGGGCCATGCTTATCTTCCTCGCTGCGTACCTCGCGAATGTCGCCTTCTCGCTCTGGTACAACATCAAGATTCTGCATGAGTCTTTTGACAAGGACAAGCTCATTGCGAGCGGCCTTAAGATTCTGACTTTCGTGGTCGGACTGACGCTGCTCTGCACCGCAATCACGACTCTGCCCCTGTTCGCAAATCAAGTCGGCTGGGCAATTCCCGAGGAGTACTCCGACCTCTTCGCGGACCTCATTATTATCGGTGCCGTGCTGCTCGTGGCCTGCAAGTACATCAAGGAGGCCTTTACTAAGTTCGTGGCTATCCTGAATACTAAGACAGAAGGAGGTACCGAAAATGAGTAACAGCCCACTCGTAAACTATACGAAAATCTCGCCGAATAAATCGAGCCCCCGTAACCACAAAATCGATACCGTAACTATCCATTGCGTGGTCGGTCAATGCTCGGTCGAAACCC